AGATCGCTGACTAGTTGGCTGATTACGTCTTCTGATAAATGATCAACCAAGTTAGCGTCAAAGTCGTCAAACTCACTACCAGGAATAATCTCGATCTCCATGTCGCCCGTTTTAATCGTTACCGATTCTGGGTCTTCAATCTCAATCTCAATGTCCGCCTCTTCTGGGCCGGTTAAAGATTCCAGACCTTCTGGTGCTTCATACAGGGATTTTTCAATCATATCTATCCTTTAATAGTAAGAGATCTTGCGGCGGAATGATCTTGGCTCATCTTCTTCATCAGTCTGTAGCCTTAAAAATCCACCTTTACGAAACCTAATTAACGCCTGTGTTGATGAGTCAACCAAGTCATCGTGGTCGGAGTTTGGAAACGCCGCCATCTCCTCAATCAGCTCATCCGCCCATCTTGTAGCAGGCGCCCACACTTTTCCACTAGCAAATAAGTCTGACACAGAGTTAATACGTACCATCTTATCATTACCCCTACTCGGAGTAAATTCAGATACAGGGATCCCCATGGCCCGCAACTCGAAGATCAGAGGCGCGCCAGAAGCCTTTGCTTCCACAATAAACGCATCCGGCTCCCACTCTTTGTAGTGGTTAAACGCCTTCTCTTTCAACTCGGGAAACTCCATGCGCTTTTTAAACGCGTCGAGCAAAATTACGTTCGGGTCGTTTTCGTTCTCGTTGAGGTAGAACACACCCCACGTCGTACACGCGGAATAGTCGGACCGCTCGCTTTTTGTAAACGCGGTATCCCAGGACTGGATAATAAACTCGCACCTCGGCGGGTTGTCTTCTTTCCACTCTTTCCACCACTCGCGCTTAACAATCGCGCCCTCTTCAGAAGTAGGACTCTGTTGGTACTGGGCGTTCCACTTGGGCGTAGGCAGTTCTAGCTGAAGCGCTTCCAGTTCGGCCAAGCTCCAAAACTCAGGCCATAAGGGATTACCCGAGGGCAGAATTGCAGGAAAGTTAATGACCTCCCAGTGCTCTCCGTCCTTGTCAATCATTGACTGGAGGATCTTGCCCGTCAAGTCTCGCTTAGCCCAGCGCGTCATAACAACAACGATTGAGCCTCCAGGCTGTAAACGTTGGCGCGGTCCGGATGTGTACCACTCATAGACCTTATCGAATACGGACGGATCTCCGGCAGCTAGTGCAGCTTCTTGTTCGGAATGAGGATCATCAATAATGAGCAGGTCAGCACCTTTACCAGTAACAGTACCACCGACGCCAATAGCAAAGTACTCACCGTTGCCACTCGTAGACCAGCGCCCGGCAGCCTTTGAATCAGATCGGAGAGTAACGTTAGGGAAGATTTGCGCATATTGCTCCGAGTCCACCAAGTTACGAACCTTACGTCCAAACCCCACCGCCAGCTCGGCCGTGTTCGAACACTGAATAATCTTCTTATTAGGGTACTTACCTAAAAACCACGCGGGCAGCATGTAGGACGCAAACTCAGACTTCGTGTGGCGCGGCGGCATGTTAATGATGAGGCGCCTAATCTTGCCTTCTGCAATCTCTTCAAACTTCTTAGCCATGACCTTATGGTGGCGTCCATCAATAAAGCCCGGCCACATAGCCTTAACAAACTTCATAAAGTCTATCTGGGCCTTCTCCCTCTTTAGACTCGCCTGGTACTCGGCCAAGTCCGACATGAACGCTTCTCGCTCATTGATAGGAAGCTGGGCCAGCGCCTCAGTAATCTTGTCAATGTTCACGTTCAAACACCTGGTCAATAATCAATTGAAGCTCTTCAAACTCTTTGGGTGTAACGCGTATGGTGTACACAACTTCCCCCATGTACCAGTCCCGCACAAACTGCAAAGCAAACTTGTCGCCAAAAACCAAGTCCATAAAGTAGTTCATTTTCCGCACGGGCCTAAAGCCGCCAAGTAGTCTTCGTCCGTCAGCACTTCTGACTCAGTCTCTATCCACACATGCGCGCCGCAAGACAAAGGCTTATTTGGTGAATACACAACCTTGCTCGGCCCCAGTATCTCCACCACACTAGCGTATCTGTTCGACTTGTACGTCTTCACCGTCAGCACAGGCTCCTCCACCCCAGCCTTCCTGTTCGACTTAATGACGTGCTGGTTCACATGGATGATCGTCTTCAAGGCAGCTTCCTCAAGTTAATATGCGCCGGCCGTATCGAGCGCGCACTGTTAGGCCTCATCTTACACACACCCAAATCACACAACTTATGCATGACGCGGCTAACATTACTGCGGCTCTTATCCCCAGTAAGCATCATCACATCATCTATAGACGGACCATACCCTTGACGCTTCCAGTACTCGTCAATACACAAAAATATCGTCCTCTGCTTCTCAGTCACTAAAACCTCCAGCGCCTGTTCTACACTCTTAAACTTCATACATCCCCACTGTAACTAGATACAGTCAAAAATATACTTGTAATCATTTTTATATACCCCCCACCCCTTTTTTGTATGGAAAACATAGGGGGGCTACTTGTCAAAATCCACAACGACATCGTCCTGGCTGATTTTGGAAGGGGTACCCCCATCGGATTCTTGAGCGGATTGTTTGAGTGGAATAGTATGCGTAGTGTCGTCAGGCCAGCACGCGCCATCTTGCGGGGGTGGGGTGGTGGTGGGTTGTGCAGCGTCAACTTTTTCGATGCCTACCCCTTGGATTTCCTGCAGCAAGTCGGCGGCGTCATCCTTTGCGGTCACATCCTGCACATCACCAAGCACAGTAAGCAGCCGCGCGCGTAGGTCTACGCTGGATTGAACTGTCGTGATCTCTTTGCGCTCGAGGAAGGCGCCCACATCAAAGAGGCTTCCGATCAGCTTCAAGCATTGGACACGCTGGGCTGGTGGAAAGTCAGGGTCGATGGAGTGCTGGACTAGTTGCTGAACTAGCAAGGCCTTGAGTTGAGCGGGTGTTCGATGTTTCTCAGCCTCCAAAGCTAAGGTGTAGGCTTCTATCTCGGCGGCGATGCGCGGGTTACTCGCTACCCTATAAGGCTCACCTGCAAGCGTGGCTGGTGTTGCGTCTGCTTTGTATGCTTTGCGATACGCTGCAGCCTTTGTTTCACCCATTGCCACAGCCCTAGCAAATTCCTTCTGTTTCGTGGTGAGTGCTGGTTTCTTGTTTGTTCCACTACTTAGCAGCGATTCAATGGGGAATGAATCAAGCCCTGCTTTAATCTCCGCCCGCGATAACTTTTTGACCATCTCTTGTGCTCCGTGTTTCTTAGGTATAAACCGAGAATTTGCCGCGACTGTATCAAGACAAATAAAACAATGCAAAGCACCACCAGCCAGGCTAACCACACCCCAGGCTTGGAGCACTACACGAAGGCCATGCGCTGGGTGTTATCCCCTTCACGAATCAGCACCAACCCACAGGGAAAGACGCCCGCGAAAATATTTTTGCAAATAGTCAACCGCCCGCCAACCCGCATGGATACTAGCTCCGCGCCACTTTGAGCACAATAAACCCTTGTTTTACTGTCGCACATGTGACAAATTAGGGGTTGACAGGCCATGTTGTGCCAGTAACATTGTCAACACATGACAGCGCAGCAGCGTTATTCATGTGTTATCAACCACAACGGAGAAAACGACATGTTATATAGCAAGCCCTCAATTAATTGTGAAGTCTCAGTAATCGCATACAACGGCCGCAGCGTTCGCACCGCACGCACCGAGGCTTTGATCGATGGATGGATAGTAAAAATCACAGCCAAGTATGTCCACATCCGCGCGCAACGCGATGGAAAAATTTGGATTGCACCTCGCCGCCATTTTGCTTAAACCAACGAGGCTTCGGCCTCACTTAGGAAACACCATGCCAGTAATTCACGCACTCACAATCGCCGCTTCGTGCGCTGGGTTGGCCTTGACAGCCATCGCCAGCATGACAGGCGACATCTCCACAGGCCTCGCCATCGCGACCGCCGCGCTGTTTCTTTTTACCGCCTTTGTGGGCTTTTGTAACTTAATCGAGGACTAAAACCATGAACACCGCACACCTACCCACACGCGCCCGCCTGAATGATTCGGGCGATCTGGACGCTGGAACTTTTACGCGCCACATTGTGGACAGCCTCGCCATAGTTAAACGCGACATCGCCGAATTACAGGCCGAGGAACTAGCACTAAAAACGCTACTCATCGCCACAGGCGCCGAGGCCATCGAGGGCAGCCAGCACCGCGCAGCCATATCCTATGGCGTCATCAAGGTTTCCATTGATTGGCAAACCATCGCGCAGCGCTTCAAGCCCAGCCGCCAGCTAATCAAAGCCCACACCACCGAGGGCGCACCCTTCGCCGTGGTGCGAGTAAGTGCCAAGAAAACCAAGTAACAGGAGCAAACACCATGTGCAAACAATACCGCGCCAAAAATGGCAACTTGCAATATAAACCCGCTGACGACTGGTTGACCAGCGTCATCGAGGGCGATAACGATATGGGATTTTGTCTATCTTGTGGGGAAGAAGTGGACGGAATAGAACCTGACGCCGAATATGACCCCTGCCCACAATGCCACGCC